GCCAAAGCAACAATTGAGGCTTATGCTTTAGAAGGCATTAAAAAGAAAATGGATGAGGTGTTAACTCCTACCAAAGACATTCCAATAACTGATATTGTTTTTCGAGTTATGACGTTTGAGCATATTCCAATTGATGATGTTAAACAGGCTAAAGCAGATCTTAAGGCAGTAGAAGAAGCCGAGGATGAAGAAGTTACGACCGAATATGATGACGACCCGACGTTAGCCAAAGGCATTACCAAATATGTTAAGGTAAACTTTCCACCATTCTTTCATTATTGTGTTGACGAAGAGGGTGTTCCTTACCTAGTAGGTAAAAGTCATTGGAAAGGCACATTAGCGAAAGGCAAGTTCTCTAGAGACCACGGAGCAATGACTAACAAACTAGCACACATGTTTATTAAACTGTGCGAGCGTTATGCTACTCGTTCAAACTGGCGTGGTTACACTTACAATGATGAGATGCGTAGTCAAGCCTTGCTACAGCTAAGTCAAATTGGTCTACAGTTTGATGAGAGCAAAAGTCAAAATCCGTTTGCATATTATACTGCGGCTATTACCAATTCGTTTACCCGTGTGTTAAACATCGAAAAACGCAATCAAAATATCCGTGACGACATATTAGAAATGAATAACTTTAGTCCTAGTTACACCCGTTTGAACAATTGGGGTGGCGCTGGTGGTAGCGGTGACGAGTGATAATGGTTATTTTAAACCAAAGTGTATAAATAAACATATACACTTTGGATTTAAATATGTTTATCTATAAAATTACAGTAATACCAACAAATAAATGCTACATCGGATTTGATACTGCACCTTCATATAAATTAGCGAGATGGAAGGTGCATTGTCGTAATGCAAAAGCTAGCACCAACAACTACACTAAACTTTATATTGCAATGTCTGATGCAGGTATAGAAAATTGTAAAGTTGAAATAGTAGAAGATACTTTTACAAGTATAGTTAAATTAGCATTAGCTGAGATTAATTACATTAAACAGTTTGACACTTATACAAATGGGCTAAATTCAACTACCGGCGGTGATGGGCTAGGCAGACATATATTATATAAACTATCTGAGAGCGACATTGAAGAAATAAAAACCGCACTAGGCGACAGCTTGAGTACTTACAATAAAACAGTTAAGTGGGCAAACACTTCCGTTGAAGAACGCAAACAATTAACAAAACATTTACATACTGACGAGATTTATAAGAAAAAATCTGCTACCCTTAAAGAATTTTATAAAGCAAACCCAGCAGTTAGACAAGAAAAATCAATAGGCATCACCAAATGGCAACAAGAGAATAAAGAAGAATTGAAGATAACTAATCGCATTAACGGACGTAAGGGGGCAGATAAGGTTTCGGTAAAGGTAAAGGTTGAACAAACAGGTGGCGCGATGTTATACTTTAACAGTAAGAGTGAATTTAATAGACAAACTGGGCAATGGGCAGAAACTGTATTAAGAAAAACCCAGCAAGGAGAATTTCATAATGGTTTTAAAGCATGGGAATATAAATGAATTTGTTTAAGAAAGCGGCTATTTTGACAGATGTGCATTTTGGCTTAAAATCCAATTCAACGACCCATAACGAAGATTGTTTGAACTTTGTCAAGTGGTTTATTACTAAAGCAAAAGAAGAAGGATGTGAAACTTGTCTGATGTTAGGTGACTGGCACAACAACAGGGCCGCAATTAATATTGTCACACTCAATTATAGTTTGACCGCATTAGAACTATTAGGGCAGGCATTTGATCGTGTGATGTTTATTCCTGGTAACCATGACTTGTACTACAGAGACAAACGTGACATACAATCAGCTCAATGGGCACGCCACATTCCAAACGTTGAAATAGTTAATGACTTTTACAAAGAAGGTGGTGTATCGTTTGTACCTTGGTTAGTGGGTGATGACCATAAGAAGGTACAGAAGATTGATGCTGAATACATGTTTGGACATTTTGAACTTCCTAGCTTTTACATGAACGCTATGGTACAGATGCCAGACGTTGGTGAGATTTCAAGAGATCACTTCAAGGGTGTGGGTCACATGTTCTCAGGACATTTCCACAAACGGCAGACTAACAAAAATATTACCTACGTTGGTAATTGTTTCCCACACAACTATGCAGACGCTGGAGATGATGACAGGGGTATGACTATTATTGAATGGGGCAAAAAGCCAATGCATCATGCTTGGCCTGACCAACCTAGATACAGAGTTTATAATTTAAGTGACGTACTTAAGACTCCTGAAGACCTATTACATTCAGGCATGCACTGTCGAGTTAAGCTAGACATTGACATTACTTATGAAGAAGCAACATTTATCAAAGAAACATTTGTTGGCACATATGGCTTGCGTGAACTAACACTACTACCAGTTAAAGAAGCCACCTTAGGTGATGACATACAGTTAGGCAACGTAGCATTTGAATCAGTAGATACTATCGTTACTAACCAACTAACCAACATCAACAGCGATCATTATGATCCCAACTTACTATTAGATATCTATAGGCATCTATGAGTATATTAGGTACCGGACTTTATCCTGAGGCTGAGGAAATAATTAGTAAAAAATTTAATGTATTGTTGTCTATGAATTGCATGTCCATTGACACTAACTTACACTATCTATCAGAGTTGATTGACAAAATTAAAAAAGAACAATTTTCTCCTAATGATAGAATTTTATTAGTGCATATGGATACAGATTATTATGATCCGCTATTACCATATGGGTTATTAATTATAAATTTAATTAGATTGTTTAAAAATAAAGATATTCCTTTATACCTATTATTATTTGTTACTAATCATTATGGGATTAAAGAGGAATTTGATCAACTGTTGATTAATCAACCCCCCGGCGATTATCCAACTATAGTCGAAACTTTACTGTCGCCAGCATTATTAGGCAACGATTATGCTAATACAACTGATTTCAATTTTGATAAAATTGAAAAAGCCGGATTATGTATGTTAGGAGCCGAAAGATCCCATAGAGTAGCCCTAAGCAATTTTATAAAAGATAATAATCTATTACCAAACATAGCATTACAGACTAATTTTAACAAACAATGAATTTATTAACTACATATCCAACGACTCGTATCAATGATTGTTTTGCTATTGAAAATAGTGACATTAATTTTACTCCTCTATTGGAAGATTTTAAAGATCCCATAGTTGAGGGATTGCCAAATATTGATTATCGATTTCATGCAGATTTTTACAAAAAAATCGGTGTTGATATTGTTGCAGAGACTGTATTTAATTATCCCTACCCGTTTATTACTGAAAAAACTTATAGATCAATTGCCTCATTGAGGCCATTTATTATTGTTGGGGGTTATCATACCTTAAAATTTCTTAAAGAGAATGGGTTTAAAACATTTTCTGCTATAATAAATGAGTCATATGATGATATTCAACACCCTGAGTCTCGATTTTACACAGTATGTGATTCTATTAAAACGTTTGTTGATCAACCATTAGAAGATGTTAAACAAGACTTATATAAAATTACAGATGTATTAACTCACAATCGAGCACACTTGTTAAATTTAAGTAGTATCCAATTAGAGAAATTTAAGGCACAAATTAATAATGTTTAAAATAAAAACACTCACAGTGAAAAATTTCATGAGTGTTGGCAATTCAACACAAGCAGTAGATTTTGATCGCGATGACCTCACCCTGGTATTAGGAAAGAATATAGACCTTGGAGGTGATGACAGTGGCGCCCGTAATGGAACTGGTAAGACCACTATCATCAACGCCCTTAGTTATGCGTTCTATGGCGTAGCATTAACTAACATTCGTCGAGACAACTTAGTCAATAAGACAAATGCCAAAGCCATGCTGGTTACTGTAGAGTTTGAACACAACAGCATTGATTATAAAATCGAACGTGGACGCAAACCTAACATATTAAAATTCTATGTAGGTGGGCAGGAGCAGGAGGAGAAAGATGATAATGCTCAAGGAGACTCTAGAGAAACACAAAAAGAAATAGAACGATTAATAAACATGAAACACGAAATGTTCAAACATGTTGTGGCCTTAAACACGTACACTGAACCATTCCTTTCACTTAAACCCAATGATCAGCGTGCTATCATTGAACAACTATTGGGTATTACCGTACTAAGCGAAAAAGCTGAGACCCTTAAAGAAGGGCAAAAAGTTACTCGTGATGCTATTAAGGAAGAAGAATACAAGATCAAATCCATCCAAGAGTCAAACAGCAAAATGCAGGAGCAGGTTGAAAGCCTAAAACGTAGACAACTCATGTGGCAAAAGAAACATCAAGAAAGTCAGGAAGAGTTACAGTCGGCATTAGATGAACTGCTTAAGATTGACATTGACGCTGAAATTGAACAGCACAAAGAACTTGCAGAATATGCAAAAAAAGAAAAAGAAATTGCAGAAATAGCAAATTTAATTGTACGTATTACAAAAGATGTGCAAAGAGAAGACAGTAATCTGCAAAAACTACAAAAAGAAATAGATCAGCTTAAAGAACATAAGTGCTATGTATGTGGGCAAGAACTACATGACGAAAAACACGAAGAAGTTTTACAAGGCAAAGAAGACAGCATAGTTGAGGCACAAACATTACATGCTAAACACCAAAGTGAACTCAACGAATTAGAAACTGCATTGTCTGAGCTAGGCACGTTAGGAGATAAGTCCAAAACATTCTATTCTAATCACGAAGATGCTATCCATCATCGAAGTTCGGTAGCCAATTTAGAAACACAATTAGTCAGCAAGGGCAAAGAAGAAGATCCTTATGTTGACCAAATAGCAGAGATGGAAGCCACAACTGCCGAAGAGATCAGTTATGATGCTATCAATGGGTATCAGCGTATGCAAGAACACCAAGACTTCTTGTATAAACTGTTAACCAACAAAGACAGTTTTGTGCGTAAACGAATTATTGATCAAAATTTAAGTTATCTAAATGCTCGCCTAGGACAGTATCTTGATAGGATAGGATTACCACACACGGTAACTTTCCTCAATGACCTAACTGTTGAGATCACCGAACTAGGTAGAGATTTAGACTTTGATAACTTGTCAAGAGGTGAGCGTAACAGATTGATACTGTCATTGAGCTGGGCATTCCGTGATGTATGGGAAAGTCTGTATCAACCAATTAACTTGTTGTTCATTGATGAATTAGTAGATTCGGGCATGGATGCGTCGGGTGTTGAGAACGCTATGAGTATCCTTAAAAAAATGGCACGCGAACATAACAAGTCAATTTGGTTAGTATCACACAGGGACGAGCTAGCAGGACGAGTAAATAACATTATGACTGTAATCAAAGAAAACGGATTCACTATGTATGACACTGATGTTGAGATGTCATGATAGTAAAGGTTTTACATCTAGAACCCACAGATGCCTGTCAGGCGGCTTGTCCACAATGTGCTAGAGAAACTGACCAAACGTTTGATAAAAACGATCAAAATCATCTCACTGTTGCTCAAATTAAAGAACTATTTACAGAACAACAGATTAAACAATTAGACAAGATGTATATGTGTGGTGTGTATGGAGATCCTGCGGCAGGTAAGCACACTTTAGAAATTTTTAAATACTTTAGAAGCGTTAATCCAACTATTACACTAGGCATGAATACTAATGGCGGGTTAAGAAATAGTGAATGGTGGCGAGAACTAGCTGAAATACTGTCCGGTGAAAAAGATTATGTTATATTCAGTATCGACGGATTAGAGGATACCAATCACATCTACAGGGTAAATGTTAATTGGAGTAAGGTTATAGATAATGTTAACACGTTTATAACTGCTGGTGGTTACGCTCATTGGGATATGCTGGTATTTGAACACAATCAACAGCAAGTAGATGAGTGTGAGCAACTAGCACGAGAATTAAAATTTTCTTGGTTTCGAGCTAAAGTAACCAGGAGGCATGACTTTATACCAATTGACTTTTTAAAAAGTCCTAAGGGATGGAACAATCCAACTGTTAGTGAAGGTACAATTACTTGCCAGGCGATAAAGGAACAAAGTATTTACATTTCAGCAAAAGGAGTACAGTATCCTTGTTGTTATCTAGGTACTACTAGTCATACGTTAGATCAATTTGATAGCATTCAACAATCTTGGGTGTCAGATACTCCTAATTATGTTTGTAAGATAACTTGTACTAAATTAGACCATGGTACTAGTTACACTAATCAATGGCAACGTGAGATAGAATTAATTGTTTAGTTACCAAACCATAGACGAGTATCAATTAGAGATTACGACTAATTGTAATGCCAGTTGTCCACAGTGTCCTCGTAACGAACTGGGTGGAAAATTAAATCCATACATGGACTTGGTCAACTTACCCAGAGATGTAATTGATCGTGCGTTTACTTCTGAGCTGTGTGGTAGACTGCGTCAGGTATTCTTCTGTGGTAGTTATGGTGACCCTATAGTACACCCAGAGTTTTTGGACATACTGAGAGACTTCCGTCGTAAGAGTCCAACCTTGTGGTTGTATGTACATACCAATGGAGGTGCTCATAACCCCGAATATTGGCGTGAAATGGCTGAGATAATGAATGGTTATGGGCAAGTAGACTTTGGTATTGACGGATTAGAAGACACCTTACACCTTTATCGTAAACACGTAGACTACAACAAAGTAATTGAAAACGCACAAGCATTTATAGATAGTGGTGGGCGTGCTATGTGGCAAATGATTGTGTTCAAACACAACGAACATCAAGTTGGGCAGGCAGAACAAATAGCAACTGACATGAACTTTTTTAAATTCCTTGCCCGTAAGACTGGACGTTTTTTCCATCACGGTGAAGAGCGTGAACTAGAATCGTGGCCTGTTAAGAACATGAAAGGCGAAACAGAATACTATTTAGAGCCACCAGTAAATGACGAATGGCGTAATCAAAGTGTTATTAAATTGCCTGAGCTCAAGAAGCAATACAAAGACCTACAGCAGTACTTTAAGACCACAG